GATATGCAGGAACAATGCGGTGCCGGTCAGCATAACAATAACCGCACAACAGGCGGAACGGCCGAACACGGGATGACAGACACCATCGGCTACGATGAAGCGTATGTCATTAACAACAAAATCACGAATTCGCTGATTGACGGCCTGGTGCACCAGTATGCCTGGTATAAGAGTCGGGACGAATACGGACAGGCGACTGTGGTGCAGGTGAACAATATCTGCTGCCTGGGCTATGAGGACATCTACGGCAACAAGTATGACATGATGGACGGCGTGGATCTGCCGAACGACAGCGGTAACGTGGGCAAATGGCGCATCTGGATGCCTGACGGCAGTATCCGTATGGTACAGGGCAAGAAGGACAGCGGTCAGTGGATTACAGGCGTGGCGCACGGCAAGTATATGGACATGATTCCGGTAGGTAATCTGAACGGATCATCTTCTACTTACTATACCGACATGTACTGGATAAGCACCGCTACGGTCCGTGTGGTCTATCGCGGGTGCAACGACGCGCACCCGAATGGCGGTGTTTCGATGTCGAATGCGAGCAACGATTCCTCGAATACGAGCACGTACATCGGTTCTCGTCTGGCCTTCCGCGGCCGGCTCGTTAAGGCGTCGAGCGCCGTGGCGTTTAAAGCGATAAGCGAGGTTGCATGATCGGCCGCGTAAAGCGTCAAAGCGGGAGCGAAGCGACAAAACGTCCGGTGTTCCCCGAGCAGGGGAACGCCGTTCATTACGGGCGTCAGCCCGTCGAAAAATATTTTTTGACGTCAGGTTTTGTATCTGTTTGTTAAATAATAATTTGAAAATAGTACTTTTGCATTTGAAAGGTGGCGCCTCCCCATAGGCCGTGTGGTCTATCGTGGCAACAACAACGCGAACCCGAATGGCGGTGTTTCGATGTCGAATGCGAACAACGATTCCTCGAATACGAACACGAACATCGGTTCTCGTCTGAACAACAATCGAAAGGAAATTTTAATCGGCGTACAACACCGGGGACTTGTCCCCACCGTGGTGCCGAGGGGGGCAAGCCGCAGTAACAGCGGTCCGCAAGGGCCGGAAAACTGAAAAATAAAGTGTCGGGTAGGGTTTGGTAGGCCGGAAACGGTTCGAAGAAGCCGGGCCCGGGGGATTGAAGGCCCCGTATTAAAAGCAATAAACAGTAATTTATGCGCAGGGTTGGGTATATCATCGAGGAGATCGTGGAGCCTTCCAACATGGAGGCTTCCTTCCGGCAGGTCCTTCGCGGCAGCAAGCGTAAACGCAGCCGCCAGGGGGGCTATCTGCTCGCGCATAAGCCCGAGGTGTTGGAGGAGCTGGCCGCGCAGATCGCATCCGGTACTTTCCGCGTGAAGGACTACCGTGAACGCGAGATCATCGAGGGCGGCAAGCTGCGCCGCATCCAGGTGATCCCGATGAAGGACCGCATCGCCGTGCATGCCATCATGGCGGTGGTGGACCGCCATCTGCGGAAACGTTTCATCCGTACCACCTCCGCCAGTATCAAGAGACGGGGTATGCACGACCTCCTGGCGTATGTCCGCCGTGACATGGCCGAGGACCCTGATGGTACGCGTTACTGTTACAAGTTTGACATCACCAAATTCTACGAGAGCGTGAAGCAGGATTTTGTGATGTATTGCGTCAGCCGGGTGTTCAAGGACGCAAAGCTCGTGACCATGCTGGAGAGCTTTGTCCGCCTGATGCCTGAAGGTCTGAGTATCGGCCTGCGCAGCTCGCAGGGGCTGGGCAATTTGCTTTTGTCTGTGTATCTGGACCATTATCTGAAGGACAGGTATGCCGTGCGTCATTTCTACCGCTATTGTGATGACGGCGTCGTACTGGGTAAAACGAAAGCGGAACTGTGGAAGATTCGTGATGCCGTCCACGGGCGCATGGAGTGTGCCGGTCTCCTGGTGAAGGGGAACGAGCGCGTGTTCCCGCCGGGCGAGGGCATCGACTTTCTGGGGTATGTGACTTTCGGTGCGGACCATGTCCGCATTCGCAAGCGCATCAAGCAGAAGTTCGCCCGAAAAATGCACGAGGTAAAATCGAGAAGGAGGAGGCGTGAGCTGATAGCGTCGTTCTACGGGATGGCCAAGCACGCCGACTGTCATACGTTGTTTAAAAAATTAACAGGCAAAGACATGAGATCATTTAAAGACTTGAACGTTTCCTACAAGCCGGAGGACGGCAAGAAACGTTTTCCCGGGGTGGTGGTAAGCATCCGGGAACTGGTAAACTTACCGATTATTGTGAAGGACTTTGAGACGGGCATCAAGACCGAACAGGGCGAGGACCGCTGTATCGTGGCCATTGAGATGAACGGCGAACCGAAAAAGTTCTTTACCAACAGCGAGGAGATGAAGAACATCCTCTTGCAAGTGAAGGAAATGCCGGACGGCTTCCCGTTCGAAACCACCATCAAGACGGAAACCTTCGGCAAAGGTCGAACTAAATACATATTTACATGAAACGGGTAGAAGGAACATCCGGGATAAGACTGATCGAGTGCGTGAGCCCGGCACGCAACAGATGGCGCATCCGCTGGGATGTGCAGGAACGTGAAGACGGATCCGCTTCCTATATGGAGGAAAGCTTTGTCGGCAGACCTCACATGGATACTATAAAGTCCGTCATTACAGACTGGTATAATGAGCAAATTGACCGTGAGATACTTTCCGGTTTTCTCTATGAAGGTATGCCGGTATGGCTGTCAAGTGAAAACCAGTTCAATTATAAGGCAGCGTATGATCTGGCCGTACAGACTGGTGGTGCTACGCTTCCCGTGACATTCAAGTTCGGTACGGATGAGGTTCCCCAATATCGGGAGTTCGTCACACTGGAGGAACTGACCGATTTCTACACGAAAGCCATGAAGCATGTTCAGGACACGCTGTCTGACGGCTGGAGGAAGAAAGACGCTTTTGATCCGGAGAAGTACCGGGTGGAATAAATCCTTCGGGGGAGGATAAGAAAAAAGCCCCCGGCCTGTTAAAAAGTAACGCCAATCACTTTTATAAACATGAAACGCCAAACCGCGCGACCGGGGGCAAATACCCTCTGTCACGGTTTGACGTTTTTTTTGTTGTCTAAAAAATGATTGGCGATGCAAAGATATAATTTTTTTGTTGTATGAAAGTGATTGAGATATTAAACTTTAACCGGGAGCTGTTGAAAAGGCTTCAGGCGGCCGGCATCCGTCTGGAAGATGCCCGGTATATCGACCTGTACGCGGACTATACCCGCCTACTCGATCAAGGTGAAAAAGTCTCGTATGCTGTGGCCGTATTGTCCGAAAAGTATTCGGTGAGCGAACGCAAGGTTTATGCCTTGGTGAAACGGTTCCAGAGCGACTGCAAGACGCTTGCAGTGTGAACGGGTTGTTTTATGCCGTAGGGAGTGCCGTTTCCCCTTATCTTTAGGGTGTTTCAAATTTAGAAGGAGGAAATGGCTATGAACAAGTATTACCGTATCCTGGACAAGATTCTTGCCACGGGAAAGACACAGACCAACAAGAAGGGAAACATACAGTACCTTCTGAACGAGCAGCTCTCGCTGACACCGGCGGACCTGCTCGACATATTCGAGGGGCATAATATCGCCCGTAAGAAGCTCCGCAGCGAGTTGCAGTTATTTATGCAGGGTGAGCGCAACGTGGAGAAGTACCGGGAGGCCGGCATCAACTGGTGGGACTATTGCGGCTCCATCCTGGTGAACAGTTACCCGACCTATTTCGAGAAGCTGCCCCCGTTGATAGCGAAAATTAACCGGGAGAGGCGCAACAGCAAGAACTACGTGCTTTTCCTGGGCGAAACCGGTGCCGAGAGCAACCAGGCACCCTGTTTGAGTCTGGTACAGTTCCAGTTAGATGGCGGTGAACTGGTTCTATCCGCCTACCAGCGTAGCAGTGACGCGAACCTCGGGCTGCCTTCCGATATTTACCACCTGTACCTGATGGCGCGGCAGATAGAACTTCCCTTGAAGTCGATCACTCTCTACCTGGGCAATGTACATATCTACGAGAATAATATCCCGGGCACCCGTGCGCTGATCGCCGGTGACGAGACGGTCCGCTTCGGGTTGAACGTGTAGTTTGCTGTATATGTCTTGCAGCGGGAACAGTTCATGTTCCCCGCTGTTTTTCGTTTATTCTGGGGACCTTTGCGGCCGTTTTAAAGCAGAATGAAATGAAAAAGATGTATTTGTCCGCCCCGCTTCCTTTCGTGGGGCAGAAACGCATGTTTGCGAGGGAATTTATCAAGGTGCTGGGACAGTTCCCGGACAGCACCGTGTTTGTGGACCTGTTTGGTGGCTCGGGCCTGCTGTCACATATTACCAAATGTGTCAGGTCTGATGCCACCGTTGTGTATAATGACTTCGACAACTACCGCTGCCGACTTGTAAATATCCCGGCCACTAATGTGCTGTTATCCGATTTGCGTCGGATAGCTGAAGGGGAACCCAGAAACAAACGTATAACCGGGGAGATTCGCGATAAAATGTTTGCCCGTATTGAGAGGGAAGAAAAAGAGCACGGCTACGTGGATTATATCACGGTTTCCGCATCCTTGTTGTTCGCCATGAAATATGTGACCAGTTTGGAAGGAATGAAGAAAGAAGCCATTTACAATAGGATTCGGCAGACAGACTATCCCGAAGCAAAGGATTATCTGGAAGGACTGACTATAACCAGCGAAGACTACAAGGAAGTATTCAAACGTTACAAAGATGTTCCGGGTGTGGTGTTCCTGGTTGATCCGCCGTACCTCTCCACCGAGGTGGGTACTTACAAGATGTTCTGGCGTCTGGCTGACTATCTGGATGTACTAACCGTTCTGAAAGGGCATTCGTTCGTGTATTTCACTTCGAACAAGTCTTCCATTTTAGAACTGTGCGACTGGATGGACCGAAACCCATTTGTCGGCAGCCCATTCAAGGAATGCAGGAAAGTGGAGTTTAGTGCAAGCGTAAACTATCAAGCTAAATATACAGACATGATGCTGTACACGAAGCCGGATGAGGTGTCAGGTATAGCAGCCTAACATTGCATAAAGATAGTGAATTATTTTGAATCTGCAATGGCTTTTAAATGATATTTTAAAGCCATTTAAAGAGGGTTCAAGTGAAAGAAAAACGGTGGGCTTTGATCATGCTGAATAGGACCGCGCTCACCTTTTTTCTTGTACGTGTCGTTTTTGTACTTTTTGAAACGCATCGTTTTTGTTAAGCGGCACGTCTGGTTTTTCCGGATTTATATTCATCATTGGCTGACTCCCCAGCAATTTACGGATGTAGTGGCGATTTCGCAAATGACACCGGGGCCGATTGGAATTAATAGTGCTACTTACGTGGGATATGCAGTTACACAAAGTGTATGGGGAGCGGTGCTTGCTACTGTGGCAGTTTGTTTGCCTTCTTTTATTTTAGTATTGCTCATTTCTTATTTCTTTGCCAAATGCAAAGATAATAAGTATATCAAGGCGGCGATGTCGGGGCTGCTTCCTATGTCTGTGGCATTGATTGCTTCGGCAGCCTTACTGATGATGAACAAAGATAACTTTATTGATTATAAAAGTATTGGGATTTTTGTCGGTGCTTTTCTGATTACATGGAAATGGGAGCTACATCCTATTCTGCTGATCTGTCTTGCTGGTATAGTGGGAGTGTTGTTGTATTAAAAAAGCTTATTAAAAAGTTCTTTATTACTAGTCTATTCTTACTTTGTCTATTTTTGTGAAGTTGGATAAAAATCATACTATGGTATATTTGGACGCTGATAAACAGACTTATGCGGATTTGAACGTTACAGGGAATGTGTATGGTGAGCAGGCGCTTTGTTCTTTGTTTTTAAAAGCAGAAACGAAGAAAGGAAAGTCGCTGATGCTGGATTGGATTATGCATCCGTTGAGTGATTGGGAAGAGATTTGTAAACGTCAGGAAGCTATCGCCTGGGATTTCTTGCCGGAACTTCCTTTAAATGAGGAAGAACTGGACTTTATTGAATATTATCTGGAATATCGCGAACAGATAAGGGGAGCAAATATATTACTTTCATGTGCGACGATTATTGATCGTCTTGTACGATATGACCCGAACCGGTATGTGGTTTCCCGAGGAGTGAAATTGGTTTTTCTCATGTTGCACCGTTTGGAGAAATGGACTATTGCAGCAGGGGGGAATATGCCACAACTTTTAAAAGAAACAGCTGATAAGGTACAGGAACTTTTGCATGGAAGTGAATTAGAGGAAGTTCTGCAACAAACTTTAGATGAAAAGGCACGCTTGTCGAATTATGCCATAGATAAATATGATTATTTATTTCGTTGTACACGGTTATTGTCCATAAGGGAGTTGTTGTCTGTTGTCTACATGTTTGATGTTTGCAGGACGGCGCATCGGGTAGCGAAGGCAAAGAATTTCTGTTTCACTCCGACCATGGTGCAGACAATGGAGTTCTCTGTTGAAGGTATTGTACATCCTTTTGTGGAAAATGTGCAAAAGAATAATTGGGAAATGTCCTGTGGGAATATATGTCTTTTTACAGGTTCCAACATGGCGGGAAAATCGACAACTTTGAAGGCTTTGGCGCTGGCTGTCTGGTTAGCTCATTGCGGTCTGCCCGTTCCGGTTAAGTCAATGATTTGTCCTGTTTATGAGGGGATATATACATCTATCAACTTGCCTGATTCTTTGCGGGACGGGCGAAGTCATTTTATGGCGGAAGTGCTTCGTATTAAGGAAGTTCTACAAAAGGCGGGAACCGGAAAGAAATGTCTGGTCATTCTGGATGAGATGTTTCGGGGGACTAATGCTAAAGATGCATTTGAGGCTTCCGTTGCGGTAAATGAATTATTGAAGGAGTATTCCAATTGTCATTTTCTTATTTCGACCCATATTCTGGAATATGCAAAGGCATTTGAACTAGATCCTTTCTGTTGTTTCTATTATATGGAAGCGGAAATCAAAGATGATAATTTTGTATGTCCACATCGGTTGCAGAAAGGTATTTCAGAAGCTAGAGTCGGCTATTGGGTTGTGCGGAAGTTACTGAATATGGTTGAGCTGAAAAAATAA